CGTACTCGGAATAGGTGAAGTCATCCCCGCCGGCCAGCACCCTGACGGGGCGATTGAGGAACAGATAGCGCCCGAATTTGGCGTCCCAGTAGCTCACGCCGGCGATGTACGGATTGAGGAACTCAATGCTGCCGACATTGAGCACGAAGTTGCCCTCATAGTACGGGCTGATTTCCTGGCTCACGTCGGGGATGTTCAGCGCGATCGGCAGATAATGGTTGCCGTTCAGCACCACGTTGGGCTTCGTGCTGAAGTACAACCAGAATGAGCCGGTGTAGAAGTAATTCACCGGATCATCGTCGCCGCTCGGGTGAACGTACAGTTTGCCGTTCGCCGTGTCGTGCCAGAAGCCGCCAGCTCCAGCCTCCACGAATGAGAGGCTGTAGTACCTGGTCAGCGGCACCCCGTTCTCCTCGACCGAGGTGATGATGGCCTCGCTGGCCTCTAGCGGGATCTCGTAGGTGTAGGTTTTCCCGGACGATAGCGCCCAGCCCTGAAGCGCCATCGCCGGGTTCATTTCGATGAGGTAGTGGAGGTTGGGGCTGCTTTGCTTGATGAGCCGCTGGAATTTGGAGGGCGAGAAGGAGGCGCGAGTGGTGCAGGAGACCGAGGTTGACGGTGTGCCGTAGCCTGCCGCGTTGTATGCGGTCACGCGGAAATAGTAGAGCGTGGATGCGGTCAGGCCGGTGACCTGGAAGGATATTAGAAACGCGGGAATGACGGCGACAGTTTCTTCCTCGCCGGCCCAGGCGTCGGTTGCGGATTTTTCAATCTTGACGCCATTGACGGAACTATAAACGCCAAAATCCCACGTCAGCCGCACCCATGTGTCTTGATATTCAGATACAGCTAGGGTTCCAGGCTGATCCGGGTCAGCCCAGCTTTGAATGGTAACCGCATTGCTGTAAGATGAGTACGTGCTGGCACCCTGCTTGGCGCGAACGCGATAGGCGATGGTGGATTCCGTGCCGGCCAGGCTTGAGTCGCGATAGGCAGTCTGGTTGGGTGACAACTGAACAAGCTCGGCCCATCCGCCGCTGTCGATGTTCTGCTCAAGGCAGTGCTTGTCCTCCAGGTTGCTGTTGTCATCGAAGTAAATATCGATGGTCGTGTCGCTCACGCGCACGGCAACCAGATTGCTCGGGGCCGCGATGTCGGCCAGCGTGGTGGTGGTGGCCACGTCGCAGTAGGCCGAATCCCCGCTGCCGTTGTACGCCCGCACCCTGTACCAATATTGCGTGTTCGAGGACAGGCTGGAGTCGGCGTACGAGGTGACATTGGCGCTCAGTAGCGCGATCTGCGAGAAGCCGGCGCTGGCAGAGGTAGATGACCGCTCGACCTTATACCTGGTCTCATTGTCGGCGTTGTCCACCCAATTCAGCGCGGTGGTGGTGGTTCCCGTTGTCGTAGCAACAAGCCCGCTCGGCTTGGCCGGAGGGTCTGCCATGACCAGCGGCAGGGTGTTCGACGCCACGGATGTGGTCGAGCCGTTGTACGCCTTGACGGTGAACGAGTAGGTGTGCCCAGCGGTCAGCCCAGTGATCGTGTGCGTCACGACGTTGGCCCCGAGCGTGGCGACCAGAACGCCGTCCTGGTAGACTTTGAAGCCGCTCTCGTTCTGCGAATTGTCCGTCCATGACAGATCGGCCTGGGTGCCCGCGCCGTTGGAGGTGCCAGATAGCCCAGACGGCGCTTGCAGCGGGGTCGTGGCGCTGGCGACGTTGGAGTAGGCGCTTTCGGGTGGATCGTCGCGGGTGCAGTACAGCTTGTACGAATACACCAAGCCATCCTGGCAACTGCTGTCGGCGTAAGCCGTCGAGACGCCAGTGAGTACGGCTATCTGTGAATACGCGCCACCAGATATGCTCCGGTAGACGTATATGTCATCGTAGGATTCCGGGCGCGACCAGGAGAGATTGATCCTGCTCGAGCTGGCCGCCGATGCCGCGAGGTTGCTGGGCGCTACGAGGGCCATTTACAGGCGCTCCTCAATCGGCATTTCCCACGTCCAATAGTTGTACTGCTCGCGCCGTGGCAGGATCGCCTCTTTCAATCGCACCCAGTGTGATGCCGTGTTCGCCGCCGCCTCGTTGGTGCAGAACCAGAACCCGCGACGCACCCCGCACTCGGCCAGCAGCAGTTTGATGCCGGATGCCGTTGCATCGTTGAGCGCCGTGAACGCGATCTCCCAGTTATCCAGCACCGGGGTCTCGCTGGTAGTGAGCGCGACCTTGGCGGGGGAATACTCGATCTCGTTCTCGTCCAGCGGGCCGTCGGCATAGGGGCCGAAATAGACGTTGGTCTGCAGGTACTTCCCCACGACGAACACGCCGACCTGGATGAACATGGACGGATTGGCCACGTCCTCGATCTCCAGGCGCACGTACCGCTTCGTGCGGGCAGTTCCCAGGAACTCGTACAAGTTAACGTCGTTATGGGTGAGCGTGTCTGTGACCACGTTGGAGGTGAACGCGCTATCATCGGCCCCATAGACCTTGATCACAGCCGATGAGGTCAGGTTGTGATTGAGCAGTGCGATGCTGTCGTACTCCGTGGCCACGCCTAGGTCGAAGTCGTAGGCTTCCTTGGTGTGAATGACAACCGTGTCGGATGTATAAGTGTCGGTTCCGGTATCATCGGCAGCGTCGGAGAAGCCCAACAGTCCGCTGGCGTCAATAGCCTTATCTGTACCCGTATTCCAGCGCAGGGTAAAATTGCCGGATGCGGCGATCGTGAACTTGCCAGTGGTCTCATCATAGGTGACCGTGTAGGACAGTGCCCCGGCCACCTCGAGCTGCGTCTGCACCTCAACGGCCAATGTCTGCCCGTTGTACGTGCCGGGAGTGAGCGTGGCTGTTAGTTCTGCACCGCCCTCATCAAAGTTGATTTTCTTGTTGACGCCAGTAGCAACCACAAACCTCCCATTGCCGCTGGCGATACTATTGATAGAGCCATAGCGCGAGCGCAGGAAGAACGTGGGCGAATCGTCCTGGCAGTATTCAACGGGGAATTGCGGATGCTCGGTTGAAGTCGCCAGCACCGTGGCCGTGCGGATCAGGTTCTTATAGATCAGTCTGCAATTCATTGTACCGCCTTGCGATCGACCTTGAGGCGCCCGGTTCTACTTGCTTCGTTCACGGCCTGGACCGCAAACTGCTTCATCTCCTTGCCGTCCAGGTAGATGTGGTTCTCGATGACAATGGGCCTGGAGTCGCCATACTCGCGCTCCCTGCCATTGAATACGGCCTTGCGGATGTTCGACGGCGTGGCGACGATCTCAGCCTCTCCGGCTTCGGCAACCTGCCCGACGCCGCCATCCATCATCGGCAGGAAGGTGGGCTTGTCGAAGATGCCGCCCTTGGCCAGGGCCATCGACTTGATCTTCATTATCTGCGCTGCGCCCATGAGTCCGGCGGTGACGGCGGCAGCAAGGCCGGTAGGGATGAACGGCTTCGTGGCCAGGGCGTTTGCAACCGCCTGTGCCGTGCTGATGAAGGCTTCGGCGTAGGCGATCTTCTGGTTCTTCTTAGCCGCCTCCCGCTCTGCCTGCTCGGCCTTGGCCTTGAACTCCTTATCGAGCAGCTCCAACTTGGTCAGCTTCTCACCCTCATCGGAGACGGTGTTCTCGATGAACTGGCGGCGCTCCTCATACTCCTTGTCGAGCTGCTTCAACTTGAGCTGGAGCTGGGCCTCCTGGAAGGCGGTAATGCCGCCGAGAACACTCAATACGGAATCGGCCCAAGCATTTAATCCCTGAGGGCCATCTAGGGCTTCTGCAAGAGCGTCCTGAAACTTCTCCATGGCGCTCTTGGCTGGGATGGCGAAATCAAATTGGAACGCATCGCCAGCCTCGCCAGCGGCTGTCGCCACGGCGTCGATCGACGGCACCATCTCGTCCAGCGCCGCCTTCTCCTTCTTGGTCGCTCCGGGCATATCATAGAGAAGTTCAAGGAATGTTTTTGCTTTCTTGGCGGCACCATCAGTTGCCTTACCATTGTTATTTAGACCCTTAGAGAG